ATACCATATAGGTAAAACATCTGTTCGCATGTCATATAAAGTATACATTACCATATATTCACACTGTTCCATATATTATATAGTATCAAATACCATATATTATTCCTATAAATAATCATTATTCATTAACACTAATTTTCACATAACATTATTGCTCCATATATTGCTATAATATTTGTCGAAAATTTTTATATAATTCTTTTAAATATTTATCCAAAAAGTATTGCATTTTCTGTTCAAATATTATATAATTAAATCATGGAAAGGGAATTAAATATTAAAGGTTAAAAGGAGATTGGTTGTAATGAAAAAATTAGTGTTCGGAAAAGGGTTAAATACAAGAGAAGAAAGAGATATAAAAAACTATGGTAAAGAATTAAACAATATGAAAAAATATTTAGTTAAAGAATTAGGTTTATCATTAACTAAAGCGCATAAAGTTATACAAACTTTAAATAGAAACAACAAAGTAATATTTAATAATGGTGAAACTAGTTTCTTTATAAAGGTTAAAGAGGTGGAAGAAATGAAAAAATTAGTAGCAGTTGTTAAAAATACAGAGGGAAGAATAGAAATATTAAAATATGAATATAAAACAAAGAAAGCTTTTGAAAAGGACATAAAGGCTAACGGTTATTCTATAGTTTATTCATATATATTTACAAGTGAAGAATATGAAAAATTTCTTAATGAAGATGTTAAATTTATGTCATGGTTTGAAAAAAGATTAAACAAAAGAAGAGTGTCTAATCAAAATGCTAATATTAGAAAAAGAAACAAAATAGCATGGCAAAGGGAAGATGTTGCAAGTTTCTAAAATAGGAGGTAAAGAAATGAAAAGGTTATTAAATTTATGTAATAAATACGGTTTAAAGTATAAAGGTAGAAACTCAAAAGGTTTCTATCTTGTATATAATGAAACTAACAGACAATTAATAAAAGGTTGTACAATAGAAAGTACAATATCAATAATAAATAAATATTATAAGGACGTTTAATTTATCTTTATATAAAAGGGGTTGAGGGTTATTAATATAAAATGTATAAACAATTATTTTTTAAAAAACTATTTAACTATAGGTAAACTTTATAATGTTGAACTGAAAGAAAATAGAGGATTTACAATTATAGATGATACTGGTAATTTATTTGTTTATTGCTCTGATAGGTTTACAATAGTAGATGACTTACCAGTTGTAAGCAGTTTTAAATTAATAAAGGCAATAAATTCAGTTGGTATAAGTAAATATAAAATAATATCTAAGAACGCTAAATATATTGTATTAGAAGAAACAAGTACAAGTTATTATGTTATAAATGATAAAGGTGCAAAGGGTAAATATCCAAAATCAAATTTTCAAATAGTAAAGGGGTAAAATTATGGTCAATAATCAATTATGGGTAAATTATAAATTATACTGTTACAAAAACGGATTTACAGAGGGTAATTATAGAGTGTTTAGAGAATTTATGATAAAAAACTTTACAATTTAAGGTTAAAATCATACAATATAGTATAATCCTAAATTTAAACTTTTTAACCTTTTTTCTATTTTTCTATAACATTTATTTTATCAGTATTTTAATCAATCTATCTCAAAACTTGAACAGAATTAAGAGTAACAAATCAGTTACTCTTTTTTCTTTTTATTTTAAAATTTTTATTAACATTTTTAATTAAATATCGTACAATATATTATAAGGAAAAATAAATTATTAAAAAGGGGATTTTAACATTATGAACAAAGTATTTATCAATGGGAATTTAACAAAAGACATGGAAGTTAATGTATTGCAAACTGGTACTTATGTAGGTAAGTTTACAGTTGCAAATACTGTAGGATTTGGTGATAAGAAAAAGACTTATTTTGTACCTTGTACATTATTTGGAAAGAGAGTTGAAAGTTTAGAGAAATTATTACTTAAAGGAACTGGAGTATTAATTGAAGGTCAACTTGATATAACAAATAAGCAAGATGAAAACGGTAATTGGAAGAATTATGTTAATGTTGTTGTTACAGAAATAGAAATAACAAAATTTAAAGAAGTTATTAATTATGACGATAAAACAGTTGAAGAGTTAAGACAAATTTGTAAAGATAAAAATATAAAATTCACATATAAAGATACTAAAGAAGTTTTAATAAAGAAAATAAATGCTTAAAGGAGAATGTAAATTATGTTAGAAAAATTAGAACTATTAAAAATTGAAGTTGAACAAGAAATTGAAACAATAAAGGAACAATTAAAAGTTTCAAAAGCTGATGTTAAGAAACTTGAAAATGGTAAAAAAGTAGTAGTTGATATAGGCGTTGATGTTAACCAAATTGATAAAAGAATAAGTTCTACAATTCATTTTATTGAAAATTTAAATAATAGAGTATCTGTATTAAAGAAAGTTAAATATAGATTAGAAATAGCAGAAAAAATGTTACATGAAATAGAATAATAATTAATCATTGCAATTCACCTCTTTAAATAGATTTAGAGCAGAGAATATCTGCTCTTTTTATTTTACTCCTAAATCTTTTAACATTTCATACATAGCTATTTTTATTTCTATACTTTTAAATCTAACTTTACCAAACTGAAAATATCTTATTAAGTTATTAAAACAACTATTCCCAATATATTTATTATTTAAGAATGTATTGTCGTTATGGTCGGACGCTAACACGCTAAAACATTTTGCAGTTTTAGTGGGTTTATCAGTAATGTATAGTATATCTTTTACAACATTACCCCAAATCATATATTTTTTGTTTTTGTATTCAACCGAGAAATATTCATCACAATGCTTTAAACTCATTTGCTCTACAAAGGTATTGCTATCTCTTAAAGATTTATTTTCTATAGCATAATCACTATATTTTGTATTTCTTATTAGCTTACCAAATTTTGTTTGTTTTTTCATTTCTATGAATATATCATCTGTATTGTATTCTATTATCATTTCACCATCCCGAAGTAATGTAAATCTTTCATTTTCGTTTATTTTTGCATTGAAATAAGTAAAGTAAGGATTAACTTTTGTAATATTATTAGCTAAGAAATACATTCTTACATTATTTCTAGTTCTTGCAACAGTTTCGTAAAAATCTAAAGCAACATCAACTTCGTTAGGAATATATCTCATACTTACGCTTTTATCAACAATAAATTCATCAAACATTATTGTCGTTACATTAGGGTAGGCAACGGATTTGTACCTTTGTGAAACGCTTAATGCAACGGGGAAACCTGCGATTTTTCCATCTATATAAAATTTTCCCTGCTTATATTCCAATTTGTTGTTTGGAAATTTATTTCTTATATCATCAAACCATTTATCATTATCTTTTAATTCTGTTTTCCACCTTCTTAAATATATAAACTGCTCACCTTTTTTCAGAAAGTTTTTAATACATTTTTTTTTAAGTCCATAACTTTTACCAAACCCTCTATTTGTCAAAATAAAATTCCAAATCGCATTATAACTACATATTTTATCATAATTGTAATAATTCATATTTTACCTCCTTAAAGAAAAAGCACCATTTAGGTGCTTGTCTTATTTTTGAAATTTATTTTCTAAAGTTTCCATGCGTGTTGATAATTCTTTTAATGTTACATTAAGATTAACTAATGCGTCTGTAAATTTAGCATTGTTAATAAACATTACAATACAACACCCGATTGGAAAACCTACATTTGAAATCATACTTACTATTTCTTCCATATATTTTTACCTCTCTCATATAGTTTTACATAATTTAAGTTATTGTTAATAAATAACTTTTAAACTAATTTCTTTATTGCTTAAAGTTATAGAATTATCAGTTACATTTGTGAACCTAAGACATAATACATTTTCATTTTCTATTCTATAATCATATATCACACCATTTTCAATAGGTTCACTAAAATAAATACTAATTATAGATGTTTGAGGTATATTATCATCTAATGGTAACGTAAAATATTTTGAACTCTTTGGTTCAATTATTGCATTTCCTCCAGTAATAAGCGATAAATCCGAAAAACTTTTTAAAGAAAAATTTAAATTTTTACTTATTTCTGTAATTATTTCATTTTTTAAATTGATAATTATATAGTTGTTTATTATTTCTTTTAAAGTCCCATCATCTTTCCATGTGTTAAGTATTTCTTTTACATTATCCTCTATACCTTCATTTTTTATCCAATCTAGTATTTCTGATGAATTGTTACATAAATTTATACATTCTTCTAATTTTTGAAAAAACTTACATTTCAATTCTTCGTTTGTCATTTCCGAAAAATCATAAACTTTTTTTAATATATCCTCTGTAATCCCTTTTATCAAATTTATTCCTCCTTTTATACAATAAAATGTAAAATTTGCATTTACACTTTATTGTATGTTTATATAATTATATCGTGAATATAATGCATAATTTTTATCAATTGCGAATTAGTATTGATACATAGGGCAAGTTATATTAATTTTTAGAATATAATTTGTATCATTTTTAGAGTCGCAAAGAATGGTTCTACTATCATACATATCTTTTGTTGACATTATACGTATTTTTTGTTCACCAGAGTTTATGCAACCTCTTATATACCCCATACATTGAAAGTTATTTTCGGTCATAATCCCATATTCAACTGGGAAAGAATAATCTCCATCTTTAAAATACATATAACTATTGGGTAACGTTCCTATACCTATACCAATTGTCGAAGGTAACACTCCTTTTTCGCTAGGGTTATATTCAAATTCAACTTGTAAAGAAAAAGTTTCTTGTGCTAATTTTATTATATTTTTATTGATTGTTAATGATGTTGTAGTATTTATTAATTCATTGTTCATACAACTTTGAAGTTTATTAAAACTATAAAAATGGTCTGTTGTATTTAGTTTTAACAATGTATGATTATTAGGGATATTTGTAATCTCATATTTATAGCTTCCATCTGTAGCTTTAAATCCATTCATTAAGCTACCATTCATTGATACCCTATCTAGTAATGAAGGATTTGCGTCTTTGCAGTAGAAAATATAACCTTTATCTCCTTTTGAAAATATTTCATCACTTAATATTTCATAACTATTAAAACCATAATTGTTAGTTATACTTAACTTTCCTTTATCCCCCATATAATAATATATTTGTTGGGTATCGGGATAACATTTATCTAATATTACATGGTGATAAGAGTTCATTTTAAAAAATATTGAGTCTTTCCACATAACTTTAGGGTTCGTTATTAAACCATGAACCTCACTATAAAAGCAATTTCCTGAATTGTGTTCAATAGAAATATGACAATTAAATATATCCATATGGCTAACTACATTATCATAAACATTATTTTTAAAACCTATTGTATTAATTTTTGTTTTATTACCTTGTAACCATATATAATTAAATTTATTAACATTCCCCTCATCACATTGAATACCTACACTATTTATATTTATAATTTTTATTGATTTAAATTCTCTTCTTTGAGAAAATGAAAGTTTTAAACCTATATTTGAAATATTATTGCAATCTATAATAATATTTTCTATTTTACCATTATAACTATTTGAACCTTTATGATAAATGTCAATTGCTGAATTTTCTGTAGTTGCCTTTATTGTAGAACCGTTGAAATTGGCATTTAATACACCATTTATATTTAATGTAGCATTTATTATATAAGTTTTATTTTTTTTTGAAACCAACAAAACATTATTAGATATAGCATAGTTTATAGCATTTTGTAATCTTTCAGTATCATTCGCTCCTTCAACCATTTCAGGTGTGATAAAAGTTGTAATATTATCCAATTCTGAATTAAATTCGTCAATTGTACTTTGAAAAGTTTCAATGTTTACTTTTTTATTAATTTCATTTTTATTTTCTTCAATTTTATTACTATTTTCTTCAGCTTTAATTTTAGCATAATCAATTTTATTTTTATTATCTAATATTTCATTTTTATTATCTTCAATTTTATTATTTAGTTGAACTTGTATATTTTCATCAATTATTATTCTTTTTAAACTTTCATAATCACTTTTAATTTTTTTCATTAAAGTAACTAAATTTGTATCACTTAATTTAATTTTTTCTGAAAGTTTTTTAATATCTTTCCATAATTTTTTCCATTGCTGAAAATCTATAGCATTTTGGTCTTGTAATTCTTTTATTTTTTGTTGAATTTTATTAATATCGTTATCACTCATATTATACCTCCTAAAACACAAATAAAAATAAATTTTCAAGTTCTTTAAACATCATCATGTCAATGTTAATTAGTACATTTCTCCATTTTTCTAATAGTTCTGCACTTGATGTAATACCAATGTTACCTTGTGATATTAATTCATATTCTTCACTATTGCTTGATTTATTTTTTATTGTATTGTTTGCATTTGATGTTGAATTATTTGTTGAATTACTATTTGATTTACTAGCTGATGTCATATATTTATCTAAGTCATCAATTTTATTTTGAGGTGTATCATTAGCAATTGATAAATCATTACTGCTAGATGTGTTATCACTACTAGAAGTGGCTTGACTATTTCCCTCACTTTCTCCGTTCAACTTTCTTATATAACTTTCTTTTAAATCTTTATTTAGCATAAAATCTATATTTTGACATCTTATTTCTGTTTCATAAAGTTGTTTATATTTTGGATAAATGTCATTTAGTGTGGAAATTAAGTGTTGTTTAAAAATATTAATATTATCAAATCCAATTTCATAAAACATAAAGTGCTGAAAGAATTTTTCTTGAAAGTAAGGCTTTAACTCATTATTATACAAGTTGTAAGGTTGGTCAAATAAATTGTAAGTATCATCTTTATAAATGTAATAAAGTTGTAATGTATATTTACTAGTCATTATTTTCCTCCTTTTCCTCGTCATCTTGATAATATTTACTAATCATTTCTTTGTTAGGTAATACTTTTACATTTAACCCAAACTTTTTATTAATTTCTTCACATGCTTGAAGTCTATTTTTATACATTAACATTGCATTTGTACTAATAAAGTCATTATTAGAATTAATTTCATCTGTTAATAATCTTTCTTTTTTCTCAAAATTATTATTTAACGATAAAAAAGTTAATATTTCTCTTTCAAGTTCATATTTATATTCGTTTAGTTTATCAGCTACATAAGGCGTTGGCATAGTTAACACTTCTAATGCATTATCCCCTAGTCCAATTTCCTTATTAGCTAAAATAAAAGGCTCAAAATTTTCTACCTTTTCAAATATTATTTCTAGTGATTTTTTGGTTTTTTCTGTCGCATTAATGAACCATGGAAATTTTTGTTGATTTATATTTGCTCTTATACACATTTCAACTTCTAACATTCTTTCAGCATAATTAGCAATATAATCCCTTGTTGCTTTTGCTAAATCATTATTTCTAATTAAAACACAATCTTTATTATTTATATAATTAATAGTTTTTATATAATTATAACCCGAAGTTATTACCTCTGTACTTTCCCCATTTATATTCATATTAGCACCAAAACTACAAGGTACTGAAATTAAACTCATATTATCATCATTGTTAACAAGACAAAGACCATTTTCATATAGTGCATTTTCAATGTAACGAGAGTTCATTGTTTGAGGTAAATTTTCCCATGTAAACATGTTTAATGCTAACATTTTATAATAATCATAAATTCTAGTAAAATTTATATTTTTATAAACTTCTATTGCTTGTTTATTTTTACTCATAATATTACACCTCCACATTCCCTTGTAATTGACTTACTGAATAATCTCCAACACTTGCACCATTGTCAACATGCCATATTGTTACACCTCTATTAAAAATGTCTTTTATTTCTTCTAAGTATTCATGGGGTATTTCCTCTCCTACAATATTACAAGTATTTGTCTTAATAAAGTTAAAATAACGCCTTGAATTTACATTAATTTTTTCCCATTTATTAACCTTATACCCATACTTCACAAAATAATCATATATTCTATGCTTGTATCTAAAATCTAATCCAAATTCTATAATATCTATCTTTCTATTACTATTTACTAAATTAAATAGCGTGTCGTTACCACTTGTTTTGATTGAATTTGGAGTATTTAATAAGTCTGTTGTTTTAGCATTTGCCATTGACGATACTTCAAAATTTGATAATTTATTTTGTTCTTTTAATTGACTATTATTTAAATTATTTGATAATGTATTAAAATGCTGGTTTATTCCTGCTTGTGCCACTCCCATTGCTCCGTTCACAACTCCACCAAAATTTAGTGAAAATAAACTTGCAATTGCACCTAAACCACTACTAATACCCTGCATGTAATTATTTGTTGTATTTTGTCTATAATTTAAATTATTAGTTGCTAATCCTTGCTTTAGTGATAAATCATTTTCTAACATAGCATTAATATTACCTTGGTTAAAGCTTGCTGAACTTGTTGCTAAAAATTGAGAATAAGCACTTGATAGAACTGGTAACATTAGAGGACTATTATTGACAATTCCATTTAAATTTCCGTTATAATCTCCTTTGTAACCATTAACATATAAATTATACTTACTTTCTGTTGCAATATTTGTTGCTTTTACTCTTAATTTTAATGTCTTATTTTCGCATAATTCGGGTTTTATTACAAGAGGAGTATTCATGTAGTCAGTTACCATAAAATAACGAAAAGGAAAAGTGTATAATTTTGGTTCAAATGTAGGTAATCCATTATCACTATCGGGAAAAGTGTTTAATTCATATAATTGTTTATCAATTGTATCAAATCCCGACATTCTGTAACATTTAGGTATACCCCCCTTAGGTGAGCCATATCTATCGCTATCAAATGAACACTCAACTATTGTACTCATGTCGTCAACTTCAATAAAAGGATTATATGTTAAACTTTGTATTGTATCAACAAATCCTAAATAAGTTGCAGTATTAATTTTTTCCCTAGGTATACAATAATAATAAAGTCCTACGGGAATATTTCCCATTACACTACTTTCAACGTCATTTCCAGCTACAATACTCATTCAATGCACCCCCCTTAATCATTTATTATACTTCTATATCTATAATTGTCATTTGGTGTTCTATCATTTTCCATTATGTCTGTTCCAGTTTGCTTAGCCTCTATTACATGAATTGAACCGTCATTATTTTTAGAAATAAACATAACTACATGACCATTATCTGTTTTTCCTCTTGTGAATACTAAGTCCCCCATTTTTAAATTGTCAAATGTTGTTTCTTTACCATCATTTATTTGTGTGTATGTTGTCCTTGAAATTTTTATTCCATTATCATTATACGCCCATTGACATAATCCCGAACAATCAGTTCCATTATCTGAACCAAGTGGAGGGTAATTGCCACCCCACACATAAGGTTTACCTAGCAATTTTCTTGCACTTGCAATTACATTTTCTCTTATTGTACTATGTGAAGGTTCTTGCCTATCGTATGGAGGTGGTATATAACCCATGCCGTTATTGTCTGTTATATAACCACTACCGTCTAATATTTCAATTTTTTTATAATTATAATCTGCATTTAAAAATACATTAGCCTCTGCCTTTCTTCTATTTCGTAAACCTTGCTCAAATTGTGAACCTGCCATAATAACAGTTGTTTTCCAAGTTTCTGCTATACTTTCCTTACTATCTCCATTGATATATTTTGTAAATATTGAGCGACTTGTTAAACTTCCAGTGTTATAATAAAAATCAACAAAAGCGTCAAACTCATTTTGTTTCATTTTATTCATGTCGAAGCCATATGAAACAAAAGTATCATGTACATATTTTGAATAATTTTTATACAAACTATCACCCAATACCTCTGACGCTTGTTGTTCCGTACATTTAGGAGCAAGTTGATTATAATGCGCACTATCATATTCACTTGTTGTACCATACCCAATAGTGAAAGTTCCATCCCCTAAATTGTAAGGAGTTGAAGAAAATCCTTCACTTTGTTTTATGAAGTAAATACCTAACATACTCATGTAACCATCTTTGTATAATGTAGATTGATTACCAGTTGACCCACCAGTTGAACCACCACTAGAACCACCATTTATCATTCCAAGTCGTGTAGAACTTGTCAAAAAATAACACCCTTTATCGCTATAGTCATAAGCATTGTAAATTTCTTGTACTTTTAACTCACCGACTTCTAAATCTTCGGGTTCTAACAAATTATCCAAGTCAATATTGCCGTTACTGTCAAATCTATTACAATGTTGTCTTTCTATATAACTTTCGATTTTATCAAATTTAATGTTAAAATAATAAGTTTGAAATACATCTAACTTTAATGTAAGTTTTGTACTGTTTTCTGTTACATACTCTTTATTTACAATGAAAAAATATTCCCATCTTGTTCCATTGTTCCATAGACAATAATTATAATTCATACAATCATCAATATATTTATCAATTGTTAAACTTCTTTCCTTTCTTAAATAAGTACATTCTGTCATTACATATTTTGCTTTATTTAAAAACCAATTAATTTGATTATTGATATTTGTAAAATTTACAGTATGATTATAATTAATATCAAGTTCGGGAATACTACAAAAGAATACTTTGCTTAATCGTGGCATTTTATACCTCCTAATATTAGAAAAGGGGAAAATTCCCCTTTATATTATTCTTTTACTACAAATTTTACACAATTTACAAAGTTACAACTTGCAACTATTCCCCATCTATTGAACCACACATTTGTGTATAGTGCTTGTGGATTTCTAAATGTTTCAGAACTGTTTAAAGTTTCCCATATTTGTATTGCTTCTTTATCACAAATTATACATTGAGTTTCTGTATCTTCGCCATAAGTGTAAGTAGAAGTTGACTTTGTGCATTTTTCGAAATAATCAATTGGTAATACATGAAGATTAATTTCGTCATAACTTACATTAAATGCTTGTGCTAATAATTGAACGTCCATGACTGCAAGTAAGTCAGTTGGAACAAAGCAAACTAACTCATTAGGTTTACTGTATGTCATTACACCTTGACCATTATAATTATTAGATAAAAATTTCATCTTTAATATATAAGATTTTATTGCAGTAACTAAGCTTTCAGCCTTAGCTTTTAATGTTAATTTATCATATTCAGTTTTTCCAAGTTTGACTTCAGCACCTTTTATGTGAGCAAGGGCATGCTTTACTAATAAAAAATCATCATATTCAGCAGAGTTTAAAGGTGATTGTAAAATTCTACTTGTTAATTCACTTAATCCGTTTTCATTTCTAAACGCTCCCTTTAATTCCTCGTCAGAAATAGTTGCTTGATATTGCATTTGTTTATTTTCACTATAATATTCAACTTTTATGTTTGGTGCTTGCCTACTTAATAAATCACTTGCTAAATCTGTTGCAGTTGTTTGTCTTGTCCTATCTTTACCTTTAACTATATCAACAAAAATACTTTCCATTGATTTTCCATATGGTAGTATCCCTTTTTTGAATAGCTTGTACGGATTTTCATAAGCCTTATCAAAAAATCTTTGTTTAGCAACTTGGTTTGTAAGTACAGTTACAAACTCATTTTTTGCCGTAGGATAAGTTGAAATAATATCAGCAATTTTGTGCATATTTGCTTTTGTAACATCACCTATTCTATCTTTAAATTCTTGACTTGTTGCACTTGCAAGTGCTTTTGTAAAAGTAACATTATCTAATGCCATAATTTATTCCCCCTATTTATCAAAATTCTTTAAAATATAATCTATGTCAATTTCATTATCAACATCTTTTTTAGAAGATGTATTATTATTCGAATTATTTGAAACTGGTATTTGCTCGAACAATTCATAATTTTTTATTTTTAATCTATTTATTTCTTCATTTAAAGAAGTTATATTGTTTTCTTTTTCTGTCATTGCTACTTTTTGATTTTCTAACAAATCATTTAAATTTTTCTTCTCATCTTCAATTTTCTTTATATATTCTTGAGCGTCTTCAATTGTTTTAAATTCCATAATTTAACCCCCTTATTCATTATACTTTTATATTCTTATTAAAACCCTCATTTAAGAGGATTTTATAAAAATACAAAACTGCAATTATTTAAATGTATATAATAGTGTTGCAAATCACAATATTACAGTTAAAGGCTCTTCACCTTTGCACTTAACTATAAGTATTATATTTAAACTTTTAAATAACTACACTTTATTGTATGTAAAAATAAAATAAAGGTTAACAAAAGTTAACCTTTTTTGTATTATTTTTGTATTAATTGTATAATAATTCTTTTATTTCCTCATCTTTTTTGTTTTTAACAATTTGTTTTCTTAAACATTCTACCCTTAAATAAACTGTATGTCTTGTAAATTCTTTCCCTTGTTTTGTTTTATAACCATGTTTGGTTAAATAGTTGGCTATTTGACTAAAACTAAACCCATCTGATAACATATATAAAATTATTTTATTAATTTCATAATAATAAGAATTTCCACAATCTAAGATTTCATTTATTGCAGTTTCTAAAGTTTCAAAATGGTATTCATCTTCTTTCCCAGTATACCTATCAAGTAAATTTTCTCTTTCACTATCACCATTATTTTCTAAAATGTAATCTGTAGAATAATCAGCTCCAAATTCATTAAATTTTGATTTTCTATCGTTATCCCTTAACTTACTACCTAACTCTCTAAAAATTACTGTTGCTACAAAAGTATTTGCACTTGATATTTCATAATTTAATTGACACCAAACCTTGCTTAATTTTACACAAACAATTGATACACAATCTTCATAGTCTAACTTTAATCTATTGAAACCACTTTTATATTTATCATATACCACTTTTACCCTTGCATAAATATATTTCATATTTTCCTCGCAAAATTCGTTGAAGTCTTTATAAATTTTTCTTTCCTTTAATTCTCCAAACTTATTTTTTCTTACTATTACTTTACTCATTTTCACCAATCCCCTTTTATTTTATTATCTTTCAAAATAATTATTTAAACTTATCATATAAGGTTGTTCTTGTATTATTGTACCACCTTTTATAATTTTACTCTTTTTAGATTTTATTAATCCTTTAATCTTTTGTGTACATTCTTTATCTTTATAATAATATATACTACCTTCTTTTGTAAAGTATTCCATTTTTGCTAATTCTTTTGCAGAATATTCGCAAACATCAAATACGTTTATATCATCTAACTTTTTCATTATTTCATCAGTTAACCCACAACATTTAATTTCCCATTTATGAGTTTTAATATTTTTTTCTGCATATCTTTTAGAACCGATATATTTAAAATCTTCAAAACACATTTCATTATCCCATAATCCATATATTTTCTTTCCAATTTCAACACCTTTTACTTGTTCAATTGTTCCAAACAAATGTAAACTGTCAGTATCACAATACATAAATCTTTCATAGTTGTTATTAATTGCTTGAACTAAATATTGTTTCGCCCAGCTTGTAATGAAAGTTGCCATTGGTAAATATATTGTATCACTTACAACATTTTCATGTGTGTGTTCAATTGTGAATACATCATCTACATTTTGAAAGTTTGTTAATTCTGTAACTCCTGCCATACCAAACTTACCATACAATCCATTTTGCATTAGCTTTGCAAATGCCCTTAATGCACCCTCGTTTTCTTGTTTTATTTTACTCCAAAAATCAATGTAATTTTTAAATAAATTATAACTCCCTCTAAAAGCCATATGACCACCAAGTTTATAAGCCTTTACATCATAACATTCAAAAAGCAAATCCAATAAAACGTTTGTTAATCTTAAATGTAATGTTACTTTTTTCCCATCTTTAATGTTATTTTTTAAGCACTCCCTTCCACTAAAATATTTGTTGTCTTTTACTTGTAAGAATGACATTTTATTCTTTTTAACTTTCAAATCAAAAATCGTTATATCTTGAATGTAAAGAGGGTAAACTTCTTTATATTTTTCATCCATATTTTTATATGGAGTATCCCTATATTGTGGGTCGCCATAAGGTAATAATCGTGAAGTCATTACAAAAGGATATAATGAATTAACATCTAAAACAATACCATGTTTATTTTTTCTTTTACTAAACTTTTTCACATTATTATATTCAACAGTAGAAAGACCACCATAGTAACTATGCCTTTGCCATGCGTCTTGGAAATATGATTGCTTTGGAAATAAAGCTTCAAAAACTATATTACTTTTTATTTCTGTTACATTACCTTTATTTTTTAACTTATGAAAATTTGTTTTCATTAGTTTAGTATCAACCATATCATATAAATTTTCATTTTCAAAAGCATTTTGTTTATTAAGATAATCTTCTAAAAGTGTTAATTTATAATTTGCTAATGCTTGACCCGAATTTGTAAGTTTATCATATTTAATTTTTTGACCGTTTAAATCAATACCATTTATTTTTAGAAGTTTTACTAAATAACTTAATCCATAAACGTCCTCATAAATATACGTCATTTCTTGCTCTGTTAAATCTTCATCAAGAGTCCTTTCCTTATCATAGTCTAAACCATCTTTACCCAAATTCAATCCTAGAAAATCAGAACAACATTTTTTTAGAGAAAACGGAGCAAGCTTAAAAGTATCATAAAAATTTATTAATCCAAATTCTGTTGCTATAGTTAATTTATAAAACACACCATTTTTCATTAATAACCTATATTCAAAAGGTTTTAATTCTTTATTTTCTTTATCAGAACTTTGAAAGTTTAAAACTTCATAAATTTTTTCAAATTCATTCCATTGTTTTTTCAAAAAATAATCCTCTTGCCTTTGTTTATTTCCATATCTCTTTACAAAGTCTAGTAAAAAGGGTTTTACATCATATAAGCAGTTATGAGCAAATAAATTAATTTGTTTACAATTTAGATTTATTAACATATCATTAAATTTACTAACATTATTGTACCAATAACATATATCACTATCATTATTACAACTCATAAGTGCAATTGAATAAGTTAACATTTCACTTTTATTATTTATTGCACACGCTTCTATATCAAATGCAAAATTCAAAACATCTTTAACGCTTGTAGCTTTTATTTTATCTTTAGAAATATAATTCATAATCCCATTATCTTTTATATCTTTTAACCTTTTATTCAAATCCATTAATCATACACTCCTTTTAAATCTTTAAGTGTTTTGTATTTTTCTATTGATTTTGTAACAGTATCATAAATATTTGTTTCAATTCTTTCCTCGTTTCCAATAACGCTATCTTCGGGGTATCTATCTCTTAAATCTCTTAAAACTTCTTTAATCCACATATCTTTTTGCAACGGTGATAATCTATTATATTCTTTCCTTATCATTTCTTGTATATAAGGCTTACACCCTAACTGTATGCTAGGTGATGTCATAAATTCATTATTAAACCAATTGTCATTTTCTGTACTGTCTGTTAATTTTTTATAAACATTGATAAATTTTATTTCTTTCATATCTTGTTTGAACTTCTTTATCATTTCATTTTTAGTTTTACTGTCTGCAATGTAAATATCATCTAAATGTTGTAATGGAATACCATCATATATAAAACTCTTTTTATCATAATAAGTTAAAAATAAATCTTTACCTTTAAGATAGTTTATTTGCAATTTTGGTAGTCCCATTGTTTCAAGTGCTTGAATTGTTTTATCAACTTCTTTATTATACTTTTTAATAGTTTGATTATATTGATAGTCAATTGACTTTTTATAAGATTTTTTTAGAGCAGTTTCTTTTTTAATAACAGAATTTAACCCACTAGTAATTTTATTAACTGCTTGTGTTAATTGCCTTTGTGTAAGTGATTTGCCTTGCAAATACGTTGGAATTGAGTACCCTAATAGTTCATATTTTTTAACTAAATATTTAATTTTTTGTTTATCATTTTTATTTGAAAAGTCTACCCTTTTAAGTCCATTTAGTTGACGTTTAGCGTTCATAATATATCCCCCTCTAAGAACTACTAAAATCTTTAACCCTTTTCTTAATTATATTTTACCAAATATTACTCATAATTTCAATAGAAAATACGAAAAATAGAGGATAATTTTATCCCCTATTTATTATACAATCTTTCGAACCTTGCTTGCTTAAAATGCTTTATATAATTTAATTCTTTTTCTTGTATATTCATTATGTTTTTTAACTTTGTTAAGCATAGTTCAACGTCTGCAATTTCTTCTAAAATCATGTACTCTATTTCAATTTTACTATTTCTTAAAGTTTCATCAGAATTTATATAGCGTACATATTTAGATAATGCTTGTATTAATTCTCCTAATTCTTCAATTGAAATTATTACTCTATCTAAACAACTTTCATTCATAATAATAACTCATTCCTTATATCTTTATTTTCTATTAAAAAATTAACCATATATTCATAATCATTTCTGCTCTTACACCCTGCATTAACGTAATCATAACATATTGATACAATGTCGGGAGGGTATAAATTGTTGTAAGCTAATACTTGTCCGACTTTTCTTGATAGAATAACAAACATTGCAAATCTTTCATCACTCATTATAAATATACCTCCTAATCTTAATCATTATTAGTAATTATAATCTCATTATAAAAACCAATGCAAATTCTTCGTAAAAATCATCTTCAAAATTTTCAACAAAAACTGTATAATCTTCTTTACCATCTTCGATTAATATTTCCAATTTTTCTTTTAATTCTTTTAATGTCATTATAACCAAACCACCTTATTTTCTTTATTTATAATTATATTACTTTCATCAAGTTCATATAAACTATCATTTAATACTATAAAATCTTCTTTACCCTCTTCAATTAAACATTCTAATTTTTCTTTTAATTCTTTTACTGTCATTTTAATACACTCCGTTTATTACCATATTTTCAATATCTCCCTCGCTCATGTAGCGATAAGGAAAACAATCTTTCCTTGTGTTACCCCATGCGTCCAAATATCTAATTATTAATATACCATCTTCTATTTTACTGCAAATAAATCTACAATGTAACCTTTCTAAAATATCCTTTATTAATCTTTCAGCTTTAAATTTACACATATTCCCAAACCCCTTTTAATTTAATTAAATATTTCTTTTACAATATTCACATAAATGTCCATTACAATAATATTCATAACTACTTATTTCTCTATAACAATTTTCACAATGATACATAACTATTCCTCCTTAATGCAACTTTCTTTATATAATGAATATAACCTTTCTATTTGCTTTTATAACTCTTTATCTCCCATCTAATCACCTCTATAACTTAATATTATAATAAGAACATTAATACAAATCCATGAAATTATAAATATTGTTGTCATTTAATCAACTCCTATAAATTTTTATTATAAAGAAAATTGATAATAAATTTATAAATAATATTATTAAGCTTATCAATTTTAGCATTTTTAACCTCCATCTAATTCACAATATTTTTAAGTTGTGAACTATTTACTTTTCTTTTTCCTACCAATTTTCCTAGCTAAAATGCTTTCATCTCGCATAGACTTCGTATGATTTATAAAAGAAAATCCTCCACTATTGCCTAAACTCTTATCTTTCATGGGATTCAATTGAGAATTTGAGTTTTGATAACTCTTTACTCTTGCTTCAGCTCTATTCATATATCTTCTTTCCCTCGCAATAAATTCAAATTGTGAAATAAATCTATTTATCAAATTTCTTAATAAAATAATCAATTACATCTATTTTAAATAGCCTTTTTATTTGAATACAATTATAAGTTCCAATGTAATATTGACCATCAAAAACTATATTTACTTCTTTACCTTTTATTTTATATTTCATGATTTAATCCTCCGTAATACAACTTTCTTTATAAATTGAAATTAAATCCTCGTGTAATAACAATAATTTATAATCACTTAATTCTTGTAATTTTTCCACCATTAATATAATTTCATCATCAGCTAATTTAGTAACATCAAACCCAACTAATACCGACATATAAGAAATTATATCATAACATAAAACTTTTCTATTTTCTTCCATTTATATTCCACCTCTTTATTCTCTGTAATAATCATAAATTTCTATTGCGTATGGATAATTATCTAAAAAATTATTAATAAAATCAACTGTATAAACCTCTTCTTCTTTATTATGACTTATCACATTACGAGAGTTGGCCAATACTAATTCACTATTAATTTTATTACCAAATTCAAATAATTCGTTCAAATTATTAATTTCAAATACTTTTACAACATAATCTTTAAAATTAAACTCCTCAATAATTTTATAATCATAATTTTTAAAATCTCTCCCACTTGTACAATAAAAACAAATTTTCATTTTAACACCTCCTATAAATCAGCTATTATGTATGAAGAAAATAATATAATAAATGAAAATACTATTATTGGTAATAACATTTTATCACCTCCCTATATTATATTGTATGAATAATTTTTAAAAAAGTTAATAAATATTTAAAAGAAATATATAAAAATTTTCGACAAATATTATATCAAGATATTGAGCAATAATGTTATGTGAAAATTGGTGTTAATGGATAATGATTATGTGTAAGAATACTATATGGTATTTGATACTATATAATATATGGAACAGTGTGAATATATGGTAATGTATACTTTATATGACATGCGAACAGATGTTTTACCTATATGGTAT